AAACACCCATCGTGGCCAGTTTTGATTTATAGTACCCATTTGTAAATCCTTTAAGTCTCGGTAGGGGCATTTGAAAGTTCAATGGTATTCAAGAGCCATGCCTGTTTATGCTCGGCCATTTCAAAGTTGTTAATGTTATACCGTTTTGTCTCAAAAACAATATGATCATTCTCGGTGATTGAGAAATCCTTTGGTACATCATGGCAATCCACAATCATTGAACGCATATTTTGATCGAAGAATCCTCCATAAGTGTATTGCTTACCAGAAACAATCAAAGCCCTGCCATAAATAGCATTACGTAATTCACTGGCTGGTAATACTATAACTTTACGTATAAATATTTCCTTATAATCAATCGTAATAGCACCTGTCTTAATATCATTGTAGGTACTAAGAGGATGTTTAATAGTTGCAGGAAGACCAAAGTTTCTCTTTAGTCTGTAAAGTAATATTTTAATTTCCCGCAGGTTGTTTTGCCACATAATGATCTCCAAATCATGGCAAGGCGGGGAGGGATGTCCTCCCCACCTTCCACTTAATGATTAGGACAGCATAACGACGCCGAGGTTCGTATCGAGAGTCTTGACACCTGCAAGCATGTCAACCGTCACCAAATGACCCTGCTTCAGACCATTGTACGTGATTGTCACACGCACCGACAGTCCGTTGTAGTTGGCCACGTAGGACAGCGCACCCGTTCCCGCGCGAGGAGCCGCCAGAGGGCGAACAACAAGAGCAACTGCATTACGATGGAATCCGAAGGAGTAGTTACCCGCCGGACCAACACCTACCACCGCATTGTTTGCCGCGCTGTTATCCAGTGAACGATTGAGCAACAACTGCGTCGTCGTCGGCGTGGACATTGCGCTGTAGTTCGATCCGTTGATCGAAATCATCTGTCCAAGTTTCGGAGACACAGTGAAACCGTCCACGACCAAAGGCAGATTGTAGCCTGAGGCATACCCAGGGCCATAATTCACCGCACCTGGTACGTAAATGGCTGCCGCTGAACCGCTTCCTACCACCGGAGACTTAAGTCCTGGGGCAATCGTGATTGTCGAAGCACCGGCTCCAACAGCCGAAGCCGTCAAGATCAGCTGAGGAGTCATATCCCCAACCATCGTGATCCAACTACCAACCAACGGCTGGTAAGTGGACAGTCCACCGAGCACAATCACCGTTGCACCGACACCGGCTGCATTCGTTACAGTCGCCGCCTGAACAGTACTTCCAGTCGGAACACTCGGAGTATTCTGGTCCATGAAGAACTTGAAGTTGAACTTCGTTCCGAGATTGGCATTAACCAATCCCTCAGGAGTCCCAGTTTCATTCACTTTTGTGAACTCACCGAGGTCCAACAGGTCACCTTCTGCATCCGGCGAAACAACCATGTTTCGTCCAGCGAGAGGGCACTTCTGCTTGTTCAACTGTTCATTAGCCGCCACCACGGAGGACTTGGACAACGGAGTTCCCAACTGACCAACCGAATTGCCGAGGAAGTCGTACACCTGACCTCCAACAACCTGATCGAGTCCCTGTGCTTCAGCAATCAGAGCCGGTCGCAGGTACAGATCAACGAGGTCTTTGAAGGACTTGCTTTCTTCCCCGTCATAGATCATGAAGGACACGTGGAGGTGCTGATCCAACTTCACAGGCACATTCGTGGCCCTTGCATCCTGTACTATCACATCCACGCCGTCAACTTTGCGCTGAGCGACAAAGGAGTTCGGACGATGAGCATTAACGGTATCGCCATACGTCGCAATCTCGTTCTCGAAATCGCGGTAGACGAGATTCGACATGATCATGTTGTTTTCAAGGATCATCAACGCCTCTTGTGCCCAAACTTCGGGGGCCAAGGCGGTGTTGTCGTTGTCAAACACAGGTTTCCAGTACTTAATCATCTGCTTCATGTTTATTTCCTTGATTGTTCAATCATAGTCGCATAGCGACTATATCTTTCCTTCCGCACGCAGTTTTCGATACAGAGCAGGATTTTTAGCGATCTCAGCGGCGTCCAAAGTTTTACCGCCCGCTGAGCGTGTTCCACCAACTCCACCAACTCCAGAGGCGCGGAACAAATTCGCGTATTCATCCATTTCTGCCATCCGTTTAACAGCCTCCTCAACTGTAAGGTTGAGTGTTACTGGCTTTCCATCCTTCCCAACATCGGAGAACTGCACTTTGGCAACCAACTCGCCTGTGGGTTTTCCATCGCCGTCAAGGGCTTCTTCCAGTTTTGTATCCGGCTGCAATAGGGCCACAATCTGTTTAGGACTGAAGGCTTTTGACGCAACCGCAGCATCCGTAATCGAACGCTGAATAGTAGAAGTCGTGAAACGCTGTTGCCACGTATCACGTTCTGCTGTCAACTTACCTGTCTCCTCGGTGTGCTTCCGAGTAAGTTTGTCATGTTCTTTCTTGGCCAACTCTTCTTTAGTCAAGAACTCGTTACGCATAGTCTCCATCCGTGTTTCGAGGTCGGCCCTCTCTGCATCGGTGAGATCAGCTTTCGCTTTAATAGCTTCCAATTCGTCAAGAGCCTTGCGCGTAGCTGCTTGCTGTTTCCGTCTTTCATCGGCAAGCAAACGATTTACGTCATCCTGTTTGAATGTTTTATTAGCTGCCGCCGCATCTGCCGCTGCCTTTGCTGCCGCCGCATCCGCCGCTGCCTTTGCTGCCCCGTCTTCCTCGAAAACGGTAAACCATACTTTTTGCATATATCTGACGTGCATTTGTACTCCTCGTTTATGACACCCTATTTAAAGTAACCTCACGCGGATTCAACAAGTAAGGCTTGATTTTCCGCCATGCTGTGATTGACGGAATACCAGCGACTACATGCTCCGGCGGGTTTGTGCGGTCATAGGTGGACCGAACATTAGCATACCCCTGACTAACCATTGTAAGATTATCAAACTCAAGATCAGGATCAATTCCGTCCAAGAAACGCATAGCAAGTTCTGCACACGCTTCTTGAATATCTTGAGGAACCACCAAATCTCCTTGACGAGGAAATTGATTCAATTGTGCAGAGTCAGTCTTTGATCCAACAAAATTAAGTCTATCAATAGCATCCGTTGCCATTGCAATAGCCTTCTCGCAATCTGATCCAATAGCATTGTCCCATGCCTCAGTATTCAAACGGCGTGAGAAATAATCCGTTGCGGCGCTAACAGAGATATATGGAATTAAAGATGTCATTATTCTCCACCTCCGCGTGTGTTGTCTGTTGGAGTATCCATCATATCTTTCATACCAGCCTGTTTCTTCTCGGTTTTTCCAGCTACAGGATTGCCGCTTGCATCTTTTAGTCCTCTACTTTGTGGGTCACTCTGAGCCGCAGCGATGCGAGCAAGTCTTTCTGCATGATCGGCCTTAGCAAGATCAGCCTGTCCTTTAGGATACCCGCGCAGTTCACTTGCCATTTTAAGACCTACAAATCCACTTTCAAAGTCTTGCATAATTACGTCGGGGTCAGTGACGACAACAGGTGATTCGTCAATCTCTTTCTTCATCATAGTAAGTGATGCAGCATTAACTTTATGCGCCAAAAGAATATCTATAATTTGCTTACCGAGTTCTTTTTGGTAAGTTTTAGAAGGAAGGTTAGGGAGTTCTGTACGCAGATCAGCGGCTTCCTTACGGCGTTCTTCATCCGTTTTCAGACTATAGTTTGTCGGATAAGAAACAGTGATTACTTCTTTTGATCCTTCATACTGGCTCCAAATCTCCGCAATCTTTCGTTCGCCAAATTCAAGTTCCAGTCCAATATAGGAAAGACCGGCTTCGAGACCTTTTGTATCTTGCATCTTACTCTGAGCCGACTGAGCCTCAACAGATGCTAAAGCAAGATTAATTAACTGTCTAATCTCTGCTTTCATTTGATCTTGTTTCTTCATGCTTGCCATTAGAGGTTCAGCAGAAGGATGAATAAATGCAGGTTGGTCAAGACCTTTGGGATATCGACGTCCTTGACCCGTTCCTAGATCAACTTGTGGTGCTTTTGAAATCTGTGCCTCTGAACCCCTACCTGATGTATCAATCTTATTCTGTAATGCCGGAGATTGATTCATGATCTTGAGTTCATTTTCTGTGTTAGATGGAGAAGCCTGACGCAGCATTGACATTTCAGCAGCAATATCAAACTGTTCAACATAGAAAGGATAATTGGCTTTCCACGAGTAGTGGATATCCGATGACGCCAACTGCAAAAGTGCGATTTGATAATCAGCCACATCTACTAGCAAACTATGTGTCAATTCAAAAATTACAAAGGGTATTGTCTTAAGTTTCAAGAGTTTTGACTTTTCAGGGAGGATACGACTGTCTCTGTCATAGAATTTTACCGTCACGCCTTCTGCTGTCAACTGTAAAAGGCGGTATGATTTGGTCTGGTTGGTGATTAAACCAGTTAATTCGTCAATTAGTTCAACGTTATCTTCCAAAAGTACCGACATGAGTATTCCTTGCTTAGAAACTGCCCATGATTTGATACTTTCGGTGGGATACATATAAATATATGGTCTAATTCCCTTTGCAGTAGCCAGTGATGTCTCGATGTCAACAGGGTCTTTATCAATATACACTCCAACACGTGCCATAGAGAGTAATTCCGGTAAAACCATGCGTCCGATGAAGGAACTCATGCTATTTCCGTTATAATCAACGCCATTATCTTCTCCGGCGCATGAACTTATGTAGTTTTTAGGGCCACCTTTACGCTGAATGTCAATTAAACGTTGATAAATAGCATCACGAATCTCTATAATGCCAGCTTTAGCGAAGGCAGGGCAGTAAGAAATCTCTCGGCGACGAATAAAATCAACCATGTTTTCTTTGGTACTAAACTGTTTGAGATATTTCTGTACGAAATCATGGCCGCCCTCAAAAGTATAGCGATATTTTTGCCAGTAAATGAGATTTTGGTCATATCTAGGATGTGTAATGGACGCTACGGGTAACACATCATTTCCTGCAAATACTGATTTCCAAATCTTTCTCATTATATTACATTCCTTATGTCTTGTGAGGTCAATAGACTTGCACAGAGTGGCAAGGCTATTTCTGCATAGTTTCGTGCATGAGCAAAATGGTCATCGTCGTTACCCTTGACATAAGTACCTGTTGGATTACCGTTCTTATCGATTTGATAGACTCTGACCAGTGAACAGAGATGACTTTTGTAATCAAGTGAGAGGTCTGTAGGATACATAATCTTACGTCGGCGTATCCTACCAAGTGATAAGTCAAGCCATGTTGTGCGGTCAACAGTGATTGTATGTTCGGCATCGTCATGAACAACAATTTGCTTACCGTTGATAGCATTCCCGTAGAAGCACATTCTAACGCGTCCATAAAATCGTTGGGCAAATTCAAAAGCTTTTCTTCGTTCGGGATTCGCATCAATTACACAGAACTGCACGTTAAACTTTTGCATGAGTCCATCTAACTCCTCGAAATGAAGAACTTTACCCTCGGAAAGTACCTTAGCAGTTGTCATGAGGTTGATATCAGGGCCAAAGGAGTTAGTATCAGTAAACCATTGATCAACTTCATAATGTAACCATTTGCCAACGTCTACTCCAAGAGTAATGATTCCTTGTCCTTGAAAATTATCTGCCTTTCTAAAAGTACCCATGCAAGGTGCAAAATCAGTCATCGTCAGTTTTGCATCTTTAACTGTGTGAGGGATGCCACCTTTAGAATTATACCATTCTTGTTCATGCGCTTTGTCATTTTCCGCCTTGATTTTAGCAGCAGCAAGTTCCGGAGGAGAGACAGTCATAGAATAAAACTGTGAGATTGTAAATCCCCGTGTATCACGACCGGTGAATGTTGGAATCCAAACGGCTGTTCCACCCATAGTCTTGTCTGCCAACCACTCTGCTTTCGTAGAATGATTTAATGGGTGCTTACAGTCCTTACAAATGAGATAAGACTCTTTGATTGAGTCGTCAGTGATCTTTTCAGCGGTTGTGACTAAACAATCAGGGAATTCTAGCTCTGTGAAGCGTGAACAGTGTGGGCATTTAAATATATAGTGCTCTTGGGTAGAAGTATCAAAATACGCATCAATACCATATTTTTCTATGGTTGGTGTTGAGAGTAAAAATGCATGTTTTTCTTCTTGTCCAGACATACGTTCAAAAGCTAAGGGGATGTTTTCTTGTACCATTTCGTCAACTTCATCAAAAACCATTTCGCTAGCGGGTACGGACTTCAACTGACTTCTTGATCTAGAACCACGTATGAAAAGATTTGCTGATCCTGCTCGTTTGTGTCCAACGTTCTTTACATTAGAAAACATATTAGCCAAGTGTGGGCTAAGTTCCAGGGCGGGATCAAAGCGTGATGTAGAAAAGTCACTAGCATCTGGTTTTGATGCCGGTAACACATACATACAACTTAATCCTTTAACGTCCATAGCAAAGAAAATCCTATTTAGTGCTGTTTCCGTATACCCCATCTGTGCTGCTTTGCGTCCTACAGTGATTGTTGAATCACAGTCATGAATGTCTCTCGTCCACGGATGATGACTAAATTTCCATAAACCTGCAAAAGGTTGACCCATTACTCTGTATGTTTCCGCCCACTTTGAACAGGAGTCAATACCCTTACGCTTCAAACCTGCAACGATTCTATCAGTTAGCAATACTTGAAGCGGATGCATTATTTATTACCCTTCCACGAACTGGCTCCAAACATTCTTACTGCCGACCACACTGTCCACGCCGTTAAGGGAGTTCCTGGCAATGGGTCATTCATAATCATTTCAAAAAGTAAGTCATCAGCCTGTTTGCGTGTCATTATCACAAACACACCATTTATATATGCTCCACCTAAGAGATAAATAGAGTCATGTATATAAAATCCTAGAAAACGATCTTTAGGAATAAATAGTTGTCCAACTCTAGGTACTGATCCTTGATCGGTTGTAAAGACAACTGCTGGTGCAAAATACTTATCGTGATAATAACTCATTGCTGACTGTCTAGCGGTATATGTATAAATAGTTTTCCACCATGTTGACGCTGCAAAGTCTTCATTGATGTCAAAACCATTTATATTTACAAAACGTGGAGTGCTAGTAGACGGAGACGGAAGACTCCCTACCATCACCCCACGTAATTTACGATAGTCTATCATTTTGCTCGTTGAGAAGATGCGTGATTGTCTGTTCGTCCAGAACTTGTGGAAGCGGAAGTCCCACCGCTACCATTACTTTGATTGTCGTTACCATTTATAGTGTTCTGGCTGTTGATATTATAAGTCTTGCTGCTACTTCCAGCAGTTCCAAGGGCTTTAACACCTTCGTAACCGCCATAACCAACAAGTCCATTGATTATTACATCACCGACATCCGCAAAGATTGTACTAATAGTCTCTCCGGCGGTATATGTTAATTGTGACTCATTGACTACGGGCATACCAACTTTTTCATTGATTTCAGGAATAGTGCTGCCTTTATTCAATTCATTGAGAGCAATGGCTTTACAAGTATGCGTAACCTCACTCTTTAGAATGGCGCGCCGTGTAGCTTGTTCTTTGTTGTCTTTAATATTGTAGTAAGACAAGACGCCAAGTGTCGGACCAGTGGCGCAGCCGGTGGCTGTTACTACAGCCGCAAGAACTAGACTATTGATTACTCGTTTCATTATTTCTCCAATCTGACGGTCCAGAAGTCTGAAGCATATGACGGGTTGATTAGAAAATCATATGGCATAGTAAAATATCCCTTCATTCCCCATCCTGTTCCCCATGAATTACAAACTATAAAGCGCTTTACAGAGTTGTCATAGCCAACCACTACAACGCAATGCCCGCCTAAGTTTTGTTCGCCGGCTTTAGGCATCGGCATTATTCCAGTCTTTGCGACTGTTGCTGATTCAAAACTCGAAAATACTGTGAAGCCAATAATTACTGGAAATCCTAGAGCAAGACAACCTTGAATTTCCGCGAGAGTCTGATTAACTCTTAGGTATGTCAGAAACTCATGATTCAGAGCCTCAGCAAAACAGGCATTTGGAGGACGAACAGTGAATTTTGAGATATTGTATGGCCAGCAGACAGAAGGAGATGACCCACCTACTTCAGGACAAACTCCACTTGCAGCAACAAACTTCATGCCATCACGAATCTGTCCACCAGAGTCCTGATTAACAGTTCCTTCCATGACGCGTTCCCCGTGATAAATAAAAAGGCGTGACGGCATCATTGCTGCGGCGAGTGCGGTAGCAGCGCTGTACCCCTTGGCCATCAACTGTTTTACAAGCACCATTTGGTAGGTTCTGGCAATACCGTTGCCAGTACAACTTCCCAACTGTCCTTGGTCATACGGAGTAGGAGAGACTGGACGCAAATCAACAAGCGGAGGGAGTGCTTTACGTCTTTCAGGGCGTGCAGCAAACATAAAATCGCGTTGATCTTCTTTATCTTTGATACAACCATAAAATCTCTTGCTCTTGATCATTTTGACCCTCCCATGTATTTGAACTCGGCGGTGTATGCTGATACAATATTTGTATCAGAAATCACTAACAAGTTTTCCCAATTTACATTCTTTGCGGCCATTGTCCAGTTATATGATCCTGTAATAATTATTTTGTCGTCGATAATCGCAAACTTATCATGCATAAGACTGTACTTTCCTTTGCGCCCATAGATTTCTGTAATGTTATTAGTACCAAGTGCTTTTTGCAGTATCGTTATACAGTTCGTTGCGCTTGTTGCTGCTTCACCTTTGTCGGCAATGATTCTGACATCCGCACCGTGTGTATGAGCATAAATAACAGCGGCACAGATTTGATAATCAGTGAAAGAATACATAGCAATCCAGAGTTTATTTGTTGCACTCTGAACTTGCTTCTGGATAATCTCTGATGTGTTGGTCTGGTCTGAAAAATAAACATTAATAGTCGCCTTACAATTAAGGGCTGTCATAAGTAGCACTATTGTTATTATGAGTGTCTTTTTCATGACCTCTTCATGCTATTCAAAGCGGCTGCCACGACTTGCTGGCAGCTTGTCGCTTGAACTGCTGACTGCGCCGAAAATTGAACAATAGAATCATGGGTGGCTCTATTTGCGTCTCTGACTTCTATCAACAACCCTGACATTACTTGTGATTGCGCGGTATGGTTATCAATACTCTTTAAAGCTTTCTCTGTTAAGGTGCGCGTTAATTCCATATCCTTGTCGCGATTTTCATGGTGAATACGGCTTGACTCTTTAAGTTCCGACCACGCCACGTGAACTTCTTTTTCTTGCTTGACGCTTTGACGGATTAAGTAATAGCAAAAAAGACTCATCATGCCAAGCGGTCCTAAGGCTTTTATCACTTCTACAAAGGATATGGCATCGGCTGTTGTCGGTGTTGCCGATAGCAATCCAGACCCTATCATCGCTATAAGTCCAACTCCTCTAAGACCCATGTGACCCCACCTGTTCGACCGCTATTGTTTTAACATTATCAATATCGGTCAGGATCAATCGGTCTTGATTACCGAGTTCATCGGTACCAACAATCCCTTTTCCCTCGGTGGCAACAACTATATCACCACCTGTGATTGTTAAATCTCCTTGAACATGGCTGACTGATCTGGCGATATGGCTCATTACGGCAACCTCATATTTCCATAATCAACGTTGATTGTGGCATTCATCGTTCCGGCCCTAATCGCCCTGAATAAAACTAATTCAGCACGACCTTCGAGAGTTATTACATCGTTTGGATTGGCTAGCAATCCAACCGACCCTGTGGGGTCTGCACCGTCTACGCGGTAGCGGATGCTCCCACCTTCTACAGTGATTGTAGCCCTGTTACACTTTTCCAAACCACCATTCTTGCTGTAAACATCAGCAGTTAGTGGCTTGCTTGCCGTTCCTATTGTCAGTTGTTCAAAGGCATTCATGATTTATCCTCAATATTATTACTCGTCCTTGAGTTCCTCCTGTTCCTTTTGTTCGCCGCCGCGACCAAGTGTTTGCATAATTCTGTCAGTGATACGAGTGAGTACACTTGTATCAGTAATCTCGCTAGAAATTATTGTGATTATCTCTGAAGCAAACTGCAAGATTGCTTGTTTGTCAAGCAATTGACCCATCGACCCTTCCAGTTTGTGACAACTGCTAACCAACTTTTCAATTTTCAGAACAAGATCACTGACGGCTCCAGAGTGTAGAATCAAGTCATGAGTGTCTTGAAGACTGTTAAGCTTCTCCTCCATCAAGATTCTAAGAATACCGATTTCATCGCGCAGATTCTTAATGTTCGGGGCCGTAGCATGGCGTTCCAACTGATTCTGCCATTTTGATAATCGGTAAAGTCGTGTGGACGCCGCAGCGTCCTTCTTTGCCTCAGCTTTTCCACCGTGTACGGCGCAATGGATTGCGTAATCAGGGTTTCCTTCGTCATCAACACTTTTGATGAACCCCTGATTTACACACTGTCCATCTTTACCCTTACCCTGACAGCGGTGTGGGTCTTCTGGATACTCCATTTTATGTATCTCGTCGCTCATGATTCAATAATCCCGACAAAAACTTTTGTATAATTTTCGACCACTTTGCAGTCGATACTCCATCTTGTCACTTGTTATTATGCGTTTTTCTGGAAAAAGTAAAGTAGAAAGCACAAAAGTTTTTGTCAGGATTATTGAATCATGCATCGAATAATCCCTCCACGGTGCTTCCTGCATCTCGCCTAAAGATTATTGCATCTCGCCTAAAGATTATTGCATCTCGCCTAAAGATTATTGCATCTCGCCTAAAGATTATTGCATCTCGCCTAAAGATT